AAGAGGTAAGAACTATTTTTATTCTTTGTTTATGAAGGGTGGAGAAACGGACTGGAGCTGCTTTAAATTTACAACGTATGACAATCCCTATATTAATATCAGAGAGATTGAGGATGCAAAACTGCAGCTTCCTGCCGTTGTATTTGAGCAGGAGTATTTGGCGAATCCTTCCGAAAATAGTGCGAACCCTTTTGGTAGTGCATTTATTAGGAATTGCATCAAGCCAATATCAGGGCAGCCGATAGTAAGTTATGGGATTGACTTAGCAAAGTCTGTTGATTTTACTGTCATCATTGGACTGGATGCAAATGGGAATGTGGCTTATTTTGATCGCTTTCAAATGGACTGGCATAACACTAAAGAGAATATTAAGCGTTTGCCTCCAGCACCGATATTGGTAGATAGCACCGGAGTTGGGGATCCGATCCTTGAAGACTTAATGAGAGAGGGAATAAATATTGAAGGCTTGAAATTTACCAGTCAATCAAAGCAGCAATTAATGGAAGGATTAGCACAAGCAATCCAGCAGCGCAAGATTGGTTTTCCGGAAGGCGTGATTGTGGATGAGTTAGATATTTTTGAATATCAATTTACTGCAAACGGAGTAAGGTATTCAGCGCCTTCAGGTTTTCACGATGATTGCGTGGTTGCTTTAGCTTTAGCCTGGCAGAATTTTAATTTTAAACGAGGATCAGGGCGTTATGCCTTTGCTTAATTATGAAATGGAATCAATTAACATTATGGCAGTATCAGCAGATCATGCCTATTTTACAAAATCCTGATAAGGACTGGACAGAACTTGATAAGGAAGTCAAGCTATTGACTATTATAACTGGATTGACTGAGCATCAGATTGATAGCTTAGGGATTCAGGATTTAAAGGAGTTGCGTAAAGATTTGCAATTTCTGGATGATCCGATTGAGGGCAGCGCAGTTAATTACATTAAGGTTAACGGAAAACAGTACCGAATTAATTACGACATCAAAAACATGCCTTTTGCCCGGTACATTGAAAGCAAAGTTTTCAGTCAGGATACAGTTGCAAATCTTCACAAGATTGCGGCCTCAATGATTATTCCGCAAAAAAAGAATTGGCTGGGTAAATGGAAAGATGAAAAGTATGATGCAAGTAAGCATGAGGAATATTCCCAGGACATGCAGGAAGCGAATTTCATTGACGTATATCATTCGTTGGTTTTTTTTTATCAAGTCTACAGAAATTGGATAGAGGTTTCGCAGGATTATATGAAGCAGGAAGTGATGAAGGCGGGGATGACCGAGCAACAAGCGGATTCGGTGCAGCAGCTTTTATGCGAGTCTATGGATGGCATTATACCGTTAAACTTATTGCCGACCACGAAAATATTACAAATACGGAAGCATTTGAATTAAAGACTATTGAAGCCTTAAATGTAATGGCTTATTTAAAATCCAAAAATGCTTATGATCTGGAACAAACGAAGCGGCTGAGATAGTCGCTTTTTTTGTTAGATATTAAAAAGGTATTTGGCTATTTATATTTATGAGTGAAGCAAAAGCACAAGCGCAAGCCTTGCGAGATAGATTTTTAACAACTATAGGGGATAAGTTTGATCTAATTGATCCGACAGAATACCCAGTTGCTGAACAGATACTCATGTTCTACGGAAAAGAGTTTAATGATGAAGTTCAAAGGAATCTAAGCAAAAGCGGTTCGATTGCTTCAGGTAAGATTGGAGATTTAACAGTTCCGAAAGTCCGAAAGTTTGGAAACGATTATGAGATGTATCTGGGTTATGACAAGGATAATCCTGCATCGGTTTATTACAAATTTGTAAACAAGGGAGTGCGAGGGGTTGGAGGTGTAAACGCAAGACCAAAAAGGGTTGCATCTGATTCACCTTATGCTTACAAAACTCCGTTCCCAAATGCAAAAATGGCTAATTCTATTTTGCAATGGTACAAATTAGGAAAAGCGAAAACAACATCAGAAACGCAAAAAAAGAATTTAAGCAAGACGCAAAGAAAAAATAAAAAGCTAAAACAGATAGTTAACAAAGCAGATTCATTAAAGGCTTTAGCCTATGCGACTGCTTCGGCTATTAAAAGGGATGGATTAAAAACAACATCATATTTTGATAATGCAGTAAAAATAGTATTTAATAAGGATTTTTTCGCAGCGATGGCTACTGCTTTTGGTGGGGATGTTCAGCTTCAAATTAGGCAAATTGGAAATAAAATAGAAAATGGCAATAACATTAAATAGTCAACCAGCATCTTTCCCGAGTATGCATGAGGATCTTTGGTTTGTAGCTTCTTCAACAAATGTAGGAACTACGAATTTTAAATTTGTGTATGATCTTTACATCAATGGCGCACAAGTAAGCAGGAATAAAATATATCCTTCACCTTCGGCAGATGGCAGCTATGGAGTTTTTAATGCTTCGCAAGTTGTAAGGTCATACGTGACTAATTACTTCGAGCCTTCGGGTACAACTGTTTTAATGGCTTCAAATGATAAGATAAAAGTTGATTATCAGGTCAGGATAGGTGAGGAAGTGAGCGGTGCAGTTATTGCAAATCTGGCTTCGGGTAATTTTTCAGCCTACAATTATTATGCTCCTTTATTCGGGGATATATTTACAGAGAATGGGGATATTCCTTTAGTCTTATCGAATTACTATGATAATTTACTAATTGAAAATTATACAGATGACTGGCTTTCTGATCGGGATAATTCAGAAATACCTATTGAATACGGCGATCAGTTTTTTATCACGTTTTTAAAGATTACATCTGGGGCTTATAAGCTATGGGTTCAACCGACAAATGAAAACGGAACTTTAGGAACTGCGGTAAGCGGAGATATTACCATGACCGGGCAGTTCAACTTGTTTAATTTTCAAGCTGCGGCAATCAATGCTTTTGTAGGTTCGACAATAATTACAGAGAATACCTATGGGTACAATGTTTACATCACATTAGGTGCGGCAGTTACCAGAACTCTAAAGTTTAAGCAGGTTTGCAATCCGAAATACCGGCAATACAATCTGCATTTCTTAAACCGATTGGGGGGCTATGATACGATGGCTTTCCGTTTGGTAAATAAACGTAGGTCAGAATTTCAGCGGAGTTCATACCGGAGAAATCCATACAAATTATCGGGCGGTCAGATGACAAACATTGATGCTTATAATAAGTACAATGAAACTACTTCAAACTTTGCAATTCAACATACCGATTATTACATGCTTACAAGCGACTGGGTGAATGATCAGGACTATGCTTGGTTGGCGCAGTTGGTAGCTTCTCCGATTGTTTACATGGAAGTGCAAGGTGCATTCTTCCCGGTCACGATTAGAAATACCAATTACCAGTACAAATACAAGGTTGCTGATAAGCTATTCAATTTTGATTTAGAGGTTGAAATAGGCAAATACTTAAATAGTCAATTCAGATGATAAGGACTGAAATCTATATTGAGGATAATTTGATTGATTTGTTGAAGGACATTTCAACGGACTTCACGTATTCAATTGATGATGTCAAGGATTTTGGAAGCAAGAATACTTCCTTTAGCAGGACTATTTCAATACCAGCGACTGCCAGAAACAATCAGATTTTCGGATTTGCTTTTGAGATTAATATGGCTCATGAGCATAATATGGACTTACCGAATGTAAACACAAATTTTACTGCATCTCAGGCCGCAAAGTGTGAGGTTTACATTGATAGGATTCAGATTTTTAAGGGCGTGATCAGGATTCTTGAGATAATAAGTGATAAGGGAATCACAGAATATCAATGTGCAGTATTCGGGGAGTTAGGCGGATTTATTACAGAGTTAGGGAATAGGAGATTAGAGGATTTAGATTTTAGTCAGTATAATCATACTTGGAACGTGACAGAAATCGAAGATAGCTGGGATACAGTTAACGGATCTGGTTATTATTATCCGCTAATTGATTATGGGAATGTTTCAAGCAACAAAGATGATTTCAGCGTATCAGCTTTTCGCCCTGCCTTGTATGTTAAGGAGTATATTGAAAAGATATTTGCTGGAACAAGCTATACTTTGAATTGTGATTTCTTTAATACTGCATTTTTTAAGACTTTAATTATCCCGAATAATAGTCAGGGAATCAGAGGTACGAATGATCGGTTTATTTTAGGCACAAAAACAATCTCGCAAGTCTTGCTCAATAGCAATACACCAACTGCAAGGAGTGCAAATCTTCCATTTGATACTACAACTTTATTAAATGTTACTGAAAATGCTGGAAAGAGTATTTTTACATACACAGATGGAACAAAGACAGTCAGAACAACTGCTTCGATTACTGGGGTGTATCAAACGGATGCGGCTTCCTCAATTACTGCAACTTTGTATATTGGTGGAGTTGCAGTTCAGGCTTTCACTCAAAATACGTTTTCTGCAAATAATCCTTTTACGTTTACTTTTGATTTTACCGGTGACATTTTAAATACAAACACAGTACGCATTGAAATAAGCGTCCCAGTCGCTGCCAATACTTACATAGTAACAATCTCAAGCGCAAACATTAACCTTGCTCAGATCACTTCCCAGATCGTTGATGTGGCGTATAATGGAGTAATATCAATCAATGAGAATTTGCCTAAAGGAATATTTCAGAAAGACTTCTTTTTGTCAATCTGCAAGATGTTTAATTTGTATGTTTTTCAAGACAATATAAACGAAAAGCAAATCAATATTTCGCCATACATAGATTTTTATTCATCATCGGTCACTAATACTTTAGACTGGTCGCAAAAGATTGATACTGGTTCGGTGATGTCTATTAAACCGATGTCGCAGTTGAATGCCCGGTACTATGCTTACCGATATACGGATGATATTGATTATTACAACGAAAATTATAAGAAGAAGTACGTTCAGAGTTATGGAGATTTTTTATATGATTCTGAATTTGATTTTGTAAAAGATACTTTAGGGACTAACATAATTTTTGCACCAACAGTATTGCTACAACCAACTTCGCACGGACACGCAGATAAATATTTTTCAGCGATTTATAAATTGTCAAATTATAATACGCAAGAGGATCCGATGGATTCTGTTATTCGGATATTAATGGCTAAAAAATTAAGTATAGCACACACTTGGCATATTAAAAGCGGAGTAAATGGGGCGGGGAGTAATTTAGCTAATTTAACTACTTACGGATATGCAGGACATTTGAATGATCCGGTAACGCCGACCATTGATATTAATTTCGGAGTACCAAAGGAACTTGAATTTCCTGCAACAACTTACCCAACAAATAATCTATTTAATACCTATCATAAACCTTATATCTTAGAGATTACGGATATGGAATCTAAATTACTTACATGCCGTGTTTATTTAACGGCAGTTGATATTTACAATTTAGATTTCAGCAAATACATTTGGATTAATGGCGTATTATTTAGGCTTAATAAAATAAGTTCCTACGATCCGACATCGTACCGGACAACACAAGTTGAATTACTAAAAGTGATAAATACAGACTAATGGCAGAGGAAATAATAGGAATAAAAATCACAACCGATGCCAATCAAGCAACGGAACAAGTCAAGAAATTAGACGATGCCTTTGATCAAACCGACAAATCGGTAAAGTCATTAAGAACCCAATTAAAAGAGGCTCAGGCAGATGTTGGATTGCTTTCTGATAAGTTTGGTGCAACATCTAAAGAGGCAATTAATGCGGCCAAGCGTGCAGCGGATCTAAAAGATAGAATCGGCGATGCTAAAGCCTTGACCGATGCTTTTAATCCGGATGCTAAATTCAAGGCGGTTGCTTCCTCATTGGCTGGTGTTGCTGGTGGGTTCGCTGCGCTGCAGGGCGGGATGGCTTTATTTGGTAAAGAAAATAAGAATGTTGAAGCTGCTTTATTAAAAGTAAATGCGGCAATGGCATTATCTCAAGGATTGCAGTCAGTTGGTGAAAGCATTGATTCATTCAAACAGTTGGGTGCAGTAATTAAAAGCACAACAACCTTCCAGACTTTAAATAATGCAGCAACCCAAACGGCGGTAACAATTCAGAAAGCGTTTGGGATTGCAACTGTTCAGACCAGCGTTGGATTCAATATTTTAAAGGGTGCGATTATAGCGACTGGTATCGGTGCATTAGTTGTTGCTTTGGGATTAGTGATTAATAACTTTGACAAAATTAGCAGCTGGATAAAGAACAGCCCGCTTGGCGACTTAGCAAAAGGCGTCGGTAATTTGGTTACGCAATTTACTGACTTTATTGGAGTCACAAGCGAGGCGGAAAGGAATCTGGACAAGTTATCAGCTGCAAATAAACGTGCAAATGAGGACATTGAAAACAGAATCAAAGTTTTAAAAGCGCAGGGCGGTTCTGAAAAAGAGATTTATGAGTTAAGTAAACAAAGAAATGAAAATGAACTGAATGATCTGAGAAATGCGAGTAAGGTAAAAGGGACATTATCGGAAGAAGAACAGAAAAAGTTTAGGGATTTAAAAGTTCAGCAATTAGTTTTAACTGCGGAATACAATAAGAAAAGTGCGGAGGAAGATAAAAAAGCAGCAGAGGAAGCAAAGAAGAAAAGGGATGAAGCTAATAAACAAGCTATTGAAGATAAAAAGAGTGCTGATAAAATGTTGATTGATTTGCAGAATCAAAAGGCATTAGCTGAAATCACTTCTGAGGATGATAAGGCAAAAAAACAAGCGGAGATAAATAACAATGCGAGGATCTCTGAAATTGATGCTTTAAAGATTGACATAAAAACTAAGAATGAGTTAAAAAAAGCAAGTGAAGCGACTTATCAGTTAGAGGTTAATGCAATTGACAACAAAATAAAAGAAGATCAAGCAAAGAAGGATAAAAAGTTCGAAGAGGATTTACAAGCTACTTTATCAGATGCTCGTATTGCTGCATTTAAGGAAGGCAAAGAAAAAGAAATTGCAGCCTTAGATGAAAAAATGCTTGAGGAAACTAAAAAAATCCTTAGCAATGCAGATTATACCGAGCAGCAAAAAGGGTTATTAATTGCGGCGTTAAGGAGTAAATATGGTGCAGAAGTTGCGGCTATTGATAGCAAATTTTTAAAGGAGGCTAACGATAAGGAGTTTGAAAGGTTTAAAGATATTACTAATAATGAAAGCCTAACTTTTGCAGCCAGAAAAAAAGGCGTAGATGATGCTTTAGCATTAAACAGAAAATTATTTAAAGAAGGTAAAATTGATAGTATTGCATATAGCAAAACTGAAAAGGAATTAAGCGATGGCAGAATTGAACTCAGTAAAAAAGAAGCTGCATCCAGAGCCGAAAATGCTGGGAAAATTAGCAGCACTTTAAAGAACGTAGCTAAAGCAGTTGGTGAGCATACGATTGCAGGAAAGGCGGCAGCGGTTGTTTCAACCACAATAGATACATATATGTCAGCAACTGCAGCATTTGCATCATTAGCAAAAATTCCAGTTGTCGGTGTTCCTTTAGGTATTGCGGCGGCGGCAGCAGCAGTTGTTGCTGGATTCAAAAATGTAAAATCTATTTTAGCGGTAAAAACTCCTCCCGTTCCTGGCGGATCATCAGAGCCGGGATTCATTGATATACCTTCTCCTGGTGGGGGTGTTGGTTCGATGGGTTCAATACCTACGATTAACCAAATGGATACTCCAGATTTAGGTGGCGGAGGTGGCGGTGGTGTTGATCGTGCATCAGGGGATACGATAGTTAGGGCGTATGTTGTTGAAACAGATATTAGCAATAGTCAGAGCAGGATGCAGGAGATTGAAAACAGAGCAAGATTTGATTAAATGATAAATTTTTAAATAAAAGCTATTTATAAACATGAATACTGAAATCCCAATTTATATGCTTGACATTACGGATAGCATTGAAGATGATTCACAAGTCGATTTTATAGCATTGGTAGATCGCCCGGCAATACAAAGGAATTGGAATGCATTTAACAAAACTCAAAAATTTGAAGTCACTAATGAAGATCGCCGCATTATTTCTGGGGCTATTATGTTGGCTGATACGCCTATTTTTAGATCTGATAATACTTATGGTGATTATTATGTGGCTTTTAGTGCGAACACTATTATCAAGATTGTGCAGAAATTTTTCAAAAAAGGATTCCAAAGCAACGTGAATTTAATGCACAATTCTAATCAGCAATTTGAGGGCGTTACTTTATTTGAAAGTTTTATATCAGATTCTTCCAGAGGTATTATGCCGATGAAAGGTTTTGAAGATGCACCAGAAGGGAGTTGGTTCGGTTCGATGATCGTAGAAAATGATGAAGCATGGGCAAAAGTAAAAAGCGGAGAGATAATGGGTTTCAGCGTTGAAGGGTTATTCAGTTATAAACCAAAGGAGGTAAATCAAGCCGCATCATTAATGGATGCAATTAAGAAAATATTATCAGAAGTTAAGTGATAAAGAATCAATTTTTAACTATTTAAATAAAAAGTATGAACGCACAAGAAGCAATTTTAAAAATAAAGGCGTTGTTTGATGACAACATTTTGCCAGTTGAAGCCGAAGATACTAAGGTTGAAGAAACTAAAGTTGAGATGGCTGAATATTCTTTAATGGATGGCACTAAGGTTGAGATTTCAGCTTTAGAGATTGGCGGATTGGTTACTCTTGAAGGCAACCCAGCACCAGTTGGAGATCATGAGTTAATGGATGGAACGGAAATCACTTTAGATGAAAATGGGATGATTACTGCAATCGAAACGAAAGTTGTTGAAGCAAGTCCAGAGGTTGATGTTGAAGCTGGTTATGACAAGAAGAAAGTTGAAGAAATGGCAGAAGCGTTTGAAGCAAAGATTGCTGAATTAATTGAGGCTAATAATGCAAAGATTGCTGAACTTGAAAACAAGGTAAAGCATGGATTTCAACAAGTAGCTGATTTGATTGAATCAATTTCAAAAACTCCGACCGAGGATCCAATTAAAAAACCAAATAGCTTTACTGAATTTGTAAAAACAAACAGTATAAAAGAGGACAGAATTAACAAGTACAGAAACGCAATTTTAAACAAATAAAAATAAAAAACGATGGCATTTGACGTATCAGCTTTAGCAGCATACACAGAACAGAACGAAGCCTTATTGGTAACGGATTCAGTTTTAGGCGCAAAAACTGCCGCTTTAATTAAGAGCGCAGGAAACGTAATGATTGGCGTGAAAAGCGCAGAAACAATCAACATAATGGACACAGACGCAATATTCCAAGCTGGTGGTAGCTGCGGATTTACTGCATCAGGTTCAACAACTTTCACGCAAAGAACTGTGACTGTTGGTAAAATCAAAGTAAATGAGGCACTTTGTCCAAAAGACTTAGAGGCTAAGTATTTGCAGAAGGCTTTACCTACTGGTTCAATGTACGATAGCATTCCTTTCGAGCAGGAATTTGCTGATAAGAAAGCAAAGACAATCGCTTCTCAGTTGGAAACTGCATTATGGCAGGGAGATACTGATTCAGTTAACGTAAACCTTAACAAGTTTGATGGGTTAGTTAAATTGATCGGTGCAGCAACTGGTCCGGTAGCTGCTAATGCTTCAGGCTTTATCTCTGGTGCGCCAATTAGTGCTGCAACTGGAATCATTGCTACAAACGTAGTTTCAATCTTTGATGGTGTTTATAAGGCAATACCTGCTCAGGTAGTAGCTGCTGATGATATGACTATCTTCTGCGGTCAAGATGTATTCAGAACTTATACTATTGCATTGAAAAATGCTAATATGTTTAACTATTCTTTTGATGGAAAGGCTGATTCTGAATTTGTATTGCCGGGAACTCCAATCAAAGTTATTGCTTTGGCAGGATTGAATAGCACAAACAAGATTTATGCTTTGAGACTTAGCAACTTATTCTTAGGAACTGACTTGCTAAATGAAGAAGATAAATTCGAAATCTTCTACGCAAAGGAAGCAGATCAGGTTCGTTTTGTATCTGAGTTCAAAATGGGTGTGAACGTAGCGTTCCCAGACGAAATCGTTAAGTTCATTTTATCATAATAATGGGAGGTAAAACTCCCAATTTTTTAAATAATTAAATAAGAAAGATATGGCATGTGCATTAACACAAGGGTATAGCTTAGATTGCAGAGATAGTCTTGGAGGCATTGTCGAAGTATATTTTACAGAAGCAGCAAACGTAACTGCAACAACCGAAGCGAGTGGTGTAATAACTGCTTTGACTAAGGCTGCTGGTAAGCGTTTTTGGAAGTATGCTTTAGTAAAAGACACTTCAATGTTTAACCAAACGATGACTGCTTCAGTAGCAAACGGAACTGTTTTCTATGGTCAGGAATTGCAGATCATCTTAAATAAGCTACAAACCAATACAAGAAACGAGTTGCTTTTATTAGCGCAAAACTCTTTAGTTGCAGTTGCAAAAGATAGCAACGGAATATATTGGTACTTAGGTAAAACCAGAGGTATTGATATGACTGCAAACGCAGCTTCAACCGGAACTGCTCAGGGCGACAGAAGTGGATTTACATTGACTTTTACTGGTTCTGAACCAGCATTAGCACCAAGCGTACTTGGAACTGTTGCATCTGCTTTAGAAACTCCGGGAGTATAAATTTTCATTAGTGTTTGGGGAAGCCGTTGATCAGTTGGTCAGCGGTTTTTTTATTTTGTAAAATTTACATCACTTTGCTATTTAGTGATATATGATCAGGTTAACCAAAGGACAAACACATTTAGTAATATTGACATTAACTGAAAAACAGTTATTGACTAACCCGAATTATTTATTTGTATTCACGAATCGAAGCGCAAATACAGAGATAAAATTTGTTAGCTTAAACAATACCGATTTAAGCGTTTATAAGGATCGGTACAATGAGTTTAGCTTTGTTACAAATACTAATTTTGCAAATGCTTTAAATGGTCAATATGATTATGTTGTTTATGAACAAGCAAGTTCAAGCAACACTAATCCTGCTGGATTAAATGAGTTGGAATCGGGTATTATGGAATTAGTCGGAACTGCTTTTGAGTTCACAGAATATACAACAACAGATACTTACAAAATCAGACAATAAATGGATCTACGAGTAGTCACATTTGCGGAGGCAAGGCAACCAGAATTTAAAGAAAAGAAAGGTGAGGGATACATTCAGTACGGAGATCGTAACGATTACCCAAATTATTTAGTCGATCTATTCAATAAGTCTGCCAAGCATAATGCTATCATAAAAAGCAAGGTTCATTATATTTCAGCTAATGGATGGAAAGGTAGCGAGGCAGCAGAGCCATTTATTGAGAAAGTCAATCGAATGGAAAGCCTTAACGATCTGACAAGAAAGGTTTCTTTAGATGCGGAATTATTCGGCGGTTATTATTTAGAAATTATCTTTTCAGCTACCGGGCAGTTATCAGAAATATGGCATTGTGATTATACCAAAATCAGAACCAACAAGGACAATACACAATTCTGGTACAAAGAGGAATGGAATGATCGTCTGGAAAAGCCGCAAGTTTATCCAGCATTTAATCCTGCTATCCCAAAAGGAAAACAGATTCTTTATGTCAAGGAATATCGCCCAAACATGGGTTTTTATTCTTTGCCTGGTTACTTCGGTGCGCTTAATTACATAGAATCAGATATTGAAATTTCTAAGCACGTTTTGGGAAATGCTCAGACTGGATTTTCTGCAAGTAAATTAATCACGTTACCAAACGGAGAGCCTTCAGATGAGGAGAAAAGAAACATTGAAAAAAGGTTCACAAACAGATTCTCAGGATCCGATGGAAAGAAATTCATTTTAGCGTTCGTAAATGATAGCGCGAGAAAGCCGATAGTTGATGATCTTGGTACTTCCGATATTACTAAAGAGGATTTCGGGCGTGTAGATTCATTGATTCAGACTAATATTTTCAGCGGTCATCAGATTACTACTCCTTCCATTTTCGGTATTGCTGAGGCTGGAAAGCTGGGTTCACGTTCAGAGATGCGCGACGGTTACGAGATTTTTAAAAATACGTATGTAAATAGTAAACAGATGCATTTGGAAAGTGTGTTCAATA